TTAATCAACCATTCTAATTCATCGTGTGGATCTGTACAATCTTCTTGATACCACCTTATGTAGTTTGTTATTCGACTTCCTAAGTCTGTTGTTATTTTCTTTTCCATAATTTTATTTTTTTTCGTTAATACTTGACATTGTCATTTTTTTCTTGTACCTTCCGACCATTATTAGTAGATAATTATGTTAGTTATATAATTTTTATATAAAAATATATATATCTCTTGTCTTCTACTTCTACTCCTACTTCTTTAATGTTAGTAGCTATTTGTATCAAAGGATACCTATATCCTCTAATTTACCCTCATTAATATCTCCATTACTTAATAGGTATTCGCTATCAATTAAACTTTTTGCAGTCCTTCCGTAATGTCCTTGTAAAGTCCAAGCCATACCATTTTTAATAAGTTCGCTAAACATTTTTAGTGTATCAAGATCGGACATATTTCCCATCTCATAGTCCATTATGTAATCTATTATATCTTTTTTCTTTGTCATAATTTTAGTTTTTTAGTTATTATATAGTTTTATTCTCTAATGTTTAATTGTTTAAATACCCAATCTGTGTCATGCCAAAGCAAATCATTTATTTGTGTATCTGTTGGAGTTTCTTCAAAAAACATTTCATTTATTAAATGCTCTAAATCATTTATTTTATTATGTTCCTTTATTGTTTCTAAGGTATCTGTTGCACCTGACCAAGCCTTAAAATTTTCCATTGATATTTCTGTCGTATATTTCATAGTTTTAGTTTTTTAGTTGACTTTAGTTAATAATTCTGGTTTGTTATTACATATCCAACGATATGTATTTATCTTGTTTACTTTGTTAGCATAAGATAGTTTTTTATAATCTACATTACCATTTTGATCGAGTGTTGGAGTCTTACTCCATAAGTAATGATTCTTACCATTATTATCTATCCAATGTATTTTAGATTTGTATTCTATTAATTGTTTCTTCCATTCGTTGAAACATGTAAATTCTTTATTAGTCATAGTTAGTTAGTTTTAAGTTATTAATATAGTTCTTTGATTTTATGTCCGTTCTTGTGGTAGTATTTTGAATACTTCTGTTTAAATCGTTTTATAGCTTCTTGTTTAGTATAATATAGATAACTCATAGATTTGTATTCTCCACCTATCATATCCTCTATTATAAGATATCCATTATTGTTTTTATATATAGTCATAGTTAGTTAGTTTTATAGTTTATATTTATCTGTTAATTCTTCTGCAAGTATATAGTCTTCTTCCTCAAAATTACAATTGTAATCGTTCATCTCTAATCCAACATATTTAAAGGACATAAACCTAAGAATTTCCAAACAAAATTTCTTTGTTATTCTATTGGGTATTTCGTTATTTAATCTTTTAAGATATAGTTCTTCTGCAAATTCATCGATATCTGGGAAGTAGTCTACTTTCATTCTTGTTTTCATAGTTAGTTAGTTTTAGTTAATGTGTTTCTGTTTACAAACATACGAATTATATTTCATATATGCAAATTATTTTCACTTTATATTATTCTGTATCTGTTAATTTAAATGTGTTTATATTTAGTTTATTTGATTTTTGTCTAAAGTAAAATTGTTTTAATGTAATTAGATCGTACTTTAATAATGTTCTTAAATAGTTTGGGTTATTGTTTTGCTTAATCATAGTTATTTAATTAAAGTTAAGTTAAGTTCATTAGCTACATAGTTTATGTGCTTTTGAGTTGTAACACTCCACCAATCTAATTGATGTAGTTCGTTGCCCTTTATTGTTGCAACATGAGTATTATAAGAGTATATATTATCTCCCTGTTGTCTTAAGTTTTGTTTGTACCTGTCAAATGTATTCATAGTTGTATAGTTTTAATTATTGACATACTTTGTGTGTGTCATCTTTGGCAAATATAATAATAAAGGTTTTTAATATCCTAATAAAATGTAAATTATTTTCATTCTCTTGAGGAAAAAAGTTTAAAATTAGTATTGTGAAATATAGTTTCAATATGTTAATTCGGTTAGTTAGTTATTTATTAGGGTGATTGTCTCGCATATTTACACGTTACATAATCCCCACAAAATACAACACGATCAAGACAACTGACCTTGTATGTAATAAATTCTATTGGGTTGGGTTGGGGGGTGGTATGCTTACAAAATTTCTGGACGGCTACATGCAAAAAATCGACGTTTGTATTTGTGTATATATATAGTATGTACCCCACCCCCTAAAAATATGTTGGTTTCGGACACAGAAAAGTAGTCACTATATTATATAGTTATCCCAAACCTACACTTATCTCACATTTTTTTTATATATTTGCTTCATGGCTAGAAATTACAAGAAAGAATACAAGAAGTTTCACAATAACCCTAAGGCTAAGAATAAGCGTGCTAAGCTTAATAAGATAAATAGAAAGAAGGGTACATACGGTAATGGGGATGGAAAGGATGTTTCTCATATGTCTGATGGATCTGTAGTGCTAGAAAGCCCGTCTAAGAACAGGGGTAATAAAACCAGGACTCCTGGGGATCGTAAAGCTAGGGGAACCAAGTTAAACAAGCGTAAAAGGTAATGTGCATTAAAACCAAAAAAACTAAACAGCTAGGGATGAATCCCAGCACCGCATCAAACAGATTAAAGAAGGAATTATTATTTAGCTTGGCTAAGCGTCTCAAAATTAACTGGTGCTACCAATGTGGTGCAGAAATAAAGACAGCTAAGAGAATGACTATAGAGCATAAGACTCCATGGCTAGATACATTTGATCCTGTGGGTAATTTCTTTAGCTTAGATAATGTAGCTTTTTCACATGCTTCCTGTAACTATGCTGCCGCTAGGGTAAGAGAAGGGGCTCCATGTCCGTCAACTACAGCGTATAGAAAGGGGTGTCGATGTGAAGGTTGTAAAGCCGCTAGGCGTGAATATACAAGAAATAGATCTAAAGTAACAGACTAACCTCTACTAACTTTTAAAGCTCCAGCACTTTTATAGAGTTGACCAGCAACAGAGGGGTCTGATGAAGGTAATGAATCACCCATTGTGTCTGGTAACAATAGCTCACTACTGGTTACATATCTTCTTAACTCATCAATATCTTCTTTTAATAATTGTATTTGATACATTATTGATCCAATTTCCTCATAAACGACATACTCTTCAGCTCTATTATTATCGTATTTAGATTTCATTTCTAATAAATCACTTCCAGTTTTAGAATGCATATTTCCTGATTTTCTTGTTGCTAACGCCATAATTTTTTATTTTAATAATTAATTTAACAAGACCCTTCCTCCATTGAGGTCATGTCATTAAACTCGTTGTTTTTCATTCCCATAGCTACCAATAGATGATCTGGCATAAAGTCAAAAAGTCGAATCATATACTCATCACCTACCTTTTCAGATAAACATCCTACGTAAAACATAACTGCATTACCCTTGTCTATCATAGCTCTCATGTTTTCTGGGTCAGCCCCATGGCTTACTATATGTATTTCCAGTCCCAGATAGTCATCTACTAGCATAGCCATATTAATAACCTTTTCCATCTCTTCTCCTCTATACCCAGCTTTTACGAGTTGTTCAAAAGATTCTTTAGCTCCAGGGCATATATGAAAGTTTTGAGTATCATATCCGTATACATTCATTTCTCCACCGCCCATAGACATGTCACCCTTTTCCTCCATGTGGCCAGAACCACCTATTATTATTACCATTCCTTCTTTCATATTATCCAAATATTCTACCTAGTTTTGCTTGGTTTAATTGAAAAAGATTAGGATATCTACTCTTATTCTTCTGAACTATAGCCATAGGATTCTGTTGTGCATTCAGCTGCTGCTGCATTGCTAACATATCTTCTCTTAATTGTTTTATCTCTTCTAACTGTTGCTCAGTAATATCATCAGTATTAGTATCAGTATCAGTATCAGTATCAGTATCGTCATCAATATCAGGATCGTCATCAGGATTAGGATTTACAGGACCTCCGTCTTCATATCTCATTGATTGAGGAATATACTCTTCTTCTTCTCTCATTGATTGAGGAACATATTCATCATCTGATATTTCATATGAACTAGGATCTATAATTTCATTATTCATGTTAACCATATTACGCACACTATCCATAGTAGCTTGAGCTTTCTCCAGATTAGTAGGCTCTTCATCTACCAATTCTTTTTTAGGTCCAGTTACTTTATTCATTTCAGGACTAATCACAGGAGCATTTTTCTTATTAACCTCTACTTTCTTTGGAGCATTTAATCTGTTCATCTCTTCTTGATTTACAGAAACAGTGCCTATTCTATCCAGCATATCTTGCTCATCTCTATCTGAATCTGTAAAAGTCATAGGATTTGTTTGCTCCTTAAAGGAAGGTAGCTTTTCAGGTTTTTTACGCATACCTTGAATATCTTCAAACCCTGTTCTCATCGGTAAAGTAATCATTCCACTGTCTACGTTTTCATTTTTTATGAGCTTTTCTAATTGTTGTATTAGATTTTTAGAAGCAGATCTAGATCCTTTAGCACTTTCGTCTTGAAAACTTTTTCCTGGTAGTTCATCAAAAAGCATAGATCCAACTACATCTCCTTTGTAATATTCTGTAGGATTATAAGTTATAACAGCTGGAACCTTTCCCTTTTTAGTTTGTAGAAGTTCTTCAATATATATTCTATCCTCTTGACTAAGATTTTTTCGAAAATTTTTACTTCTTAGTTTTCTTTCTAAACTATCGTCTATAATTATCCTATTTAGATCAGGGTTTTGCTGTCTGTACCAGATAGGCATATTTTTAGCCTGTTCGCTGGTAACAAAAGTATTTGGATTCCTCATTCTAAAAAGACGCTCTCTTCCTTCTGCTGTTCTTGACAACTCTCTAATTTCCTTTTCACTTAACTGAACCCTTTCTTGTCTAGGGTTTTCTTGTAAATATTCATCTACACGTTTTTGAGAAGGCATGTAAGATCCTATAAAATTATAACCCCCATTTTGATATTTGTTTTTATTTAAATAAGCCATTTTCTTTTTCTTTTAAGATTCTATAGAATCTAGTAACTAATAATTTACCCTTTTGAGATATCATATATCTCCTAGCTCTATTGTGAGCTCTTTCCAGGTATATTTTTATATAACCTTTATTTAATAACTCTGGGATATTCCTAGTAATAAAGCTGTTTGAAGACCTGTACTCCAGCATAATATCCATGCAAGTAAAGCTTTCTGCATCGTAAATAAAGAATAGAAACTCTATATCAGACGTTTTAAGCTCATAATTATCTCTAAAATAATACAGAGTAGGTCTGTAATGCTTTAAGTAATTATCTTGACTCAAGTTACTAAATTTAATTAAACTAAAGCAAATATACTAAATATTTCTTATATTTGGAATTAATTACTATATTTGTACGGAACAATTTAAATTACAATAAAATGGCATTATCAGGAACGAAAGCACAAGAAGCTACTCTAGGACAATACGGATCAATATTTACTGACTCAGCGACAGCAGCAGTGGTCCCACCAGATGGTTATATTATATGTGCTATAACATTTATGGCTGATGCGGTATTAAAAGCAGATGGAGGATTAGTAGCTGAAAACGCAGGCACTAATAAGAAAAAATTTATGAGTACACAAAATGCTTCTCATACAACAGGAACAGATGAAGAAGGAACTGGAGGTATACAAATAGCTAATAATAATATATTCCCAAAAGGTCTTACTATTTACGGACGATGGAAACAGTTTCAATTAAAAGATGCAGATGATGATGGGGGAGTAATATGCTATCTAGCACCAAAGCATTAAGATATGGCGTTAGGGTTAGGAGCTTCATTAGTCTTTGGAGATTTAGCGGGTGCGGGATCTTCTTCTACAGGGGTAGTCATAGAGGACTACATGTGGGAGGCTACTACCTCAACAGGGTCTGGAAGCACATATGACGCAGTAACACCTATACCAACTCTTTATGATTTTAATGATACTTGGGATTTAGATACAGCTACTGGATTAATAAATGCTATGTATGACTACATGCCTGCTGATCCTGATACTGAATTAGAACAAACATATGACGAAGGATATTGGAATGTAGATGCTAGTGGAGATGTTCAGCCAATAGATGCTACAGTATTCCCTAATCCTTACAATAGTGAAGGTTAAATATAAATAATATATAAAAAAGAAATAATATGGCAACACCAAACGTAGTACCTAGAGCCGATCAGGAAGGAGGTTTAGGAACCTCAGCAAAATCATGGGGAAAGCTATTCATAGAAAATCCAACAGCTGGAGGTACTGCCGCAGCTACAATATCCAATCTTGATGTAGATCAAATAGCTTTAGATATAGATGCTAATAATACAACAGCTAACATTCTAGATATACGATCCATAACCCTTACAACTGGAAAAGCTGCAAATATTGATATTGTAGACTCAGGAACAGTTACTGCAACTAACTCTTTACTTGAATTAGATTATAATAAAACTGGTGTTACTGGATCTAGTGCTACTAGAACTGTTACAGGTTTTAATTTAGAAATGACAGACTCAGCTACTAACAATGCGAGTGGATCTGTTATTATGACTGGACAACTTATAAATTTATCTAATACCAGCAATCAAGGAAATATAAAACAAATAGGTCTGATGATACAAGCTCAAGGAGCTGATGCTGCTGACACTACAGGTATTATTCTTATCACAGAAGATGGAGGAACAGACTTCAGTATTAGAAGTAGTGCTGATCAAGGAGATAAATTCACTATAGCGACTACAGCTGCGGGTGCTACAACAATATCCACTATTGATGATGATAATCACGCTGCTGATTTAACTTTTGTTGTAGATGGATTTGTTAAATTCGATGGTGCGGGTATTCAAAGTGGAGGGGTTGAAATAGAAAATGGTTCCGCTTCTGGTAATGCAGCATTATTAATTGACAACGATGACACAGATCAAGTAGCTTTAAAAATAGATCCTGCTAACACAACTGCCGCAGTAATAGATGTTACAGCTAACGACATAACAACAGTATCTATAACAGATTTTAATGTTACTAAAACATCAACGACTAACTACAGCAACTTAAATGGTGTTTTTGGAGATTGGGATTACATTAAAAGTGGTAATACTGGTGACGGTAATATTCATAGATACACTGCTCTACGCATGAATCTTGATGATACAGCTTCAGGTAACCATGCTAATAGTACCGTTTCTCAAATAGGTATCCAATTAACAGTAGATAGTCAAAATGATAATGGTAACAATTTAAATACCGCTTTATACATTCGAGCTCAAGATGCAACCAATAATTACGGTCTAGATGTATCAGCTACAGATGGTGCTGGTGCCGATATAATGATATCAAGCTCTGCTAATTCTAATGATTACGCTACTATTACCGTGGGTGCTGAAGGAGCCACTAAAATAACAACGGTGGATGCGGACACTACTGCTGCTAACTTATCATTCGATGTGGATGGAGAGTTTAAAATTAATTCCGAAGGAGATGTTAATTTAGCATCTGACATAACAGGAACACAATCTTCTGATGATGTAAAAGTAGTAAGTATGGGTGCTGGTTATCATATGATTATAGCAGAGGTAGATGTTTTTGACGCTAATACAACTGACAACGGTGTTATTAAGCAGATAGGAACAGTAAAGATACCTCAGTACGCAGTTATACATAGAACACATGTAATAGTAACAGAGCTTAGTAACATAAGTCCTTTTGCTGTAAATCTTTCAATAGGAACCAACAGTGGTGTTGCTGCTGGTACTGCACCAGCTAATTTGCATGAAGTTGTAGGTGCAGGTGAACCAAATACTTCACATACAGACAACCATGCTGCGGCATCAGATATAATAATAAGTTCAGGAAGTGGAAACTTAAAAAAGATATATAAAAATGTTAAGAGAAATGATGCTATATACGCTTCTGGTGAATTAACAGATGATCACTACCTATATATTTGCAGTGCTGGAACAGGTAATGGTACAACAGATGCGACAGCAGGTAGAGTTCTTGTTTACTTAGAGTATTTCGGATTAGATTAATAAATAAATAATATGGCGACATTAACAGGGCAAAAAGTAAAAGACACTTATAAGAGTTTAATAAAAACCGAGTTATCAAGTGGGTTTGGTTCTTCTTCACCCTCTAGGATAGAGGATGGTGATGGTAATCAAAGTGCTTTATTTTTAGGCAAAGACACAGCTGGAGTAATTGGAAGTTTATCATTAAATCTTTCAACTACATCAACTCCTAGAGCTAACCTACACATAGTAGGAAATGCAGCTCAATCTATGCTAATTCAAAATACAAGCGGTTTTAATAAGTTTTACGTAGGTGATTTTTTAAGTTCTTTTAATGTTAAGCTTGGGGATATTGACATTACTTCTTCTGGTAATAATACTTACCTATATGTAGAAGATCAAGCATCTAGAATAACATCTAAATCAAATTACTTTGGAATAAATCAAAGTGTTCCTCAATGCACTTTACATGTTGGATCTAATTCTGGTACAGCTTTATTTTCTTTAGGAACAAGCACAGATGCCTTTAAAATTACTCGTAGTGGTAATACAAGTTTATTTGTTGTAGATACTACTAATGATAAAGTTAGCATTAATGCAGACGTAGAAGTAAAAGGAAACCTTAGAAGAAGTTCTGAAAGATATTATCTAGAGGAGTTTTTTAAGAGATTACCACAAGGAAATGCTGACATTCAAAATGCTGCTGAAGCAACACGAATGATAGCTAATCCAGACTTTGAATTAGTGGGAACTAATGCTGGAAGTGGAGATGCTACCTTTTCAGCTACTAGAGCTGGTATAGTTATACAGACAGATGGTACAGACAACGATCAGGTTATTATAGCTCCACATTTAGACACTAACCAATCAGCTTGGACAAATATTAAGTTTGGAACAGAAAATCAATTAGAGTGGGAATGTGCTATAACTACTCACGGAACTATAACAGATTACTCTTTTCATGCTGGTTTAAAATTAACAAACACTCCCGTTTATACAACAGATGCGGATCAAGCTTATTTCTTATTCTGCACAGATGACGATCAAGGTGCTCTAACAACAAACGCTAATTTACACTTTGTGTATTCTAATGATGGAACGGATTATGTGACAGACTTAGGAATAGCTGTGGCAGCTTCTACTATATATAGATTAAGAATAGAGATAGACTCAGACAGGAAGGTTTCAGTTTTTGTAAATGATGTCCAATATGGTTTAGTTACCTCAGCAACTGCTGGTGGAGCAACTCAAACAGAATCTGCTCAAAAATCTTTAGCTTTAGCTGACGATCACGACCTAATACCATATATTGGGGTTCAACAAATGGCAGGATCTAAAACAACAGAACTGACAGTTCATTATCAAAAAATTAGCAGGATATTGTTTGAATAAAAATTTTTCACTATATTAGTGGAAATTTAATTTAATACAATATGAAGAACACAGAACAACTCATAGAGGAGATGTGCGAATCTATGAAAGATCTTCTTATACAGAAGAACCGAGACTATGGCGATTCAGCCACTAACCCATCAAGCGTATTTTCTTCAGGATCACCAGTAGATTCTTTATGTGCACGTATAGATGATAAGCTTATGCGTATACAGAATAAAGGTATAAATGATAAAACAGAAGATACAGTATCAGATCTTATAGGATATCTAATATTACTCAAAGTAGCTTTGCATAAAGAAAAACATGATGAATATGAAGACATGGCTGAAACAATAAGATTGGGTGGGTTTTGCAATATGACTGGAACACCTATAGATAATCTTGAAGATTTAAAATATCATTACGATCTAAAGACAGAAGATAATAATAATTCAATTTAAAATGAGTACAATAGAATCTATAAATCCTATTATTAGAAAGATAACTATAGGGGATTTAAAACAAGGACTTACATATAAAGTGGGTCAGTTAATGAACGCTGGGAATATAGAAATAACAGCCATTATACAGGATGAAGCAGCTTGGTATAAACATCAGCAGGTTGTTTATGATGTGTACGTAAAATCTAGGGGCGATGAATTTTCAAGACCTTGGAAAAGGTTTTTTGATCAACCAACAGCTATAGAATTTGATATTCAAGAAAGAGAAAAATACGAAGTTAAATAATATGAGACCAATTAGAGATTGCTACTTTGTGAAAGTAGAAAAAACACAAGAAGATACTATAATAGTAAATGGCAAAGAGTTGTTTTTAGAAACATCTTTCAATGAGTTGAAATTAGCTAGACAGTATGGCACAGTTGTTGCACTACCTGTAGGTTTACCCAAAGGTTTAAAACTAGACATTAAAAAGGGAGATAAGGTTTATTGTCATCATTTTTTAGTTAGCGAAAACAACAAAGTAAAATTTCACGAAGAAGAAAACATATACAGTATTCAATGGAATCATATATATGCTAGAGTAAGAAATGGAAAGTTAAAAATGCTTCATCATTGGAATTTTGTAAAACAAAAGGTAGAGGATGAATCTGAGTACATGACTAAGTCTGGTATATACACAAAACCTGAAGCGGAAGATGAAGAATTGCATGGCTACATAGAATACATGAATGACGAGATGAAAAGTATGGGACTTAAAAAAGGTGATGAAGTAGTTTTTTCTAAAAATTCTGAATATGATATGCAGATAGAGGGGGAAAAGTTATTAAGAATGCGTAACTTTGATATATTAGCAAAAGTAGAAAATGATTGATACCCAAGAAATAATAAATATATGTGTTGAAAACTCTTACAACTTATTAACAGGTAAAAAATCCATAGAAGAAATATTAGACTCAACTGATACTCCTTATTTTTTATGGAATGTGTCGGAAGAAGATTTAGATCTAGATGATTTAGATGAGTTTATAGATTTTATGATAGAGTATTATGAGGACATGGAGTGTTACGAAAGGTGTGCGGTACTATTAAATATTAAATTAAATGAAAGAAATAAATGTCAACGAAAAATTAGAGAAGCTAATAGCATCGGGGAATAGAGCTTTTGATCTTTTACTGGAAGAGGTCAAGAAACCTATAGATCCAGATCTTCAAGACGATAAAGCTAGGAACGCTATGAAAGCAAAGAAAGAGTGTTTTATGGACGCACAAGATATCTTAATGGCTATTCACAAAATACAGAGTCAAATATCAGGAGAAGGGGAAGAAGAGGTTGAATTAGAAGAAAAATCTTTCAAAGCTGGGTTCTCAGAAAAGTACGCCAAAAAATAGACAGTATAATTTATTTTATTATATTTGCATAATTGGCTAAAATTTATTATGGCAGGGTATATAAATGTAAGTGGTTTAAAGTTTAAGCTTCCTGTTAAGCCTAAGAAAAAAGATATATTATTTTCAGATTTAAAAAAGAAGGATCAAAAGTGGACAAGAACTGAGATGCCTGATGGTTTAAATGAAGATACTGTATCTAAATATTCTTGGTTTATAGATCAGGAATTTGAAAGGAGAAGTGATGGAGTTTGGTTCATGAATAATGGGGAACCTACTTATATTACTGGAGAACACTATTATTATTTAAACTGGTGTAAGATGGATGTTGGATATCCTGAGTATAGGGATAGAGATAGAAGATTTTTTATTTTTTGGGAAATATGTAAGCAAGACCCTAACTGTTTTGGAATGGTTATGGTAAAACACCGTAGGGAAGGAGCTTCTTACAAAGGAGCATCTATGTTATTGCACGAAATAACATCTAGATATAATTCTCATGGAGGTATAACAAGTAAGACTGGTGCTGATGCTAAGTCTTTATTTACAGACAAACTTGTTTATATGTTTAGGAGCTTACCATTCTTTTTTCAACCTATAATAGATGGTAGTGATAATCCTAAGAGCACTCTTAGTTTTAATACTCCAGGTCAAAAGATAACTAAGAATTACGCAAAAGTTACAAAGTCAGAAGCTTTGAACAGTAAGATAGATTGGAGAAATACTAGAGAAAACTCTTATGACTCAGTTAAACTTATAAGATACCTGTGTGATGAGGCTGGTAAGTGGACAGAAGCAAGTGTGGAAAAAAATTGGGAGGTTGTAAGATCTTGTTTAACACTGGGAGATAAGATCATTGGTAAATGTTTTATGCCTTCTACTGTTAATGAACTTGAAACTTCAGGAGGAGAGAACTTTAAGAATATATGGTTTGATAGCGACATAAATGAAACAGACGCTAATGGAAGGACTAGATCTGGAATGTATTCTTACTTTACTCCAGCTTATGATGGGTACGAGGGTTTTATAGATGAATATGGCTTTTCTGTTGTTGACACACCAACTAAAGAACAGGCTAAGTTTACAGGCAAAAATATAGGTGCTAAAGAGTATCTTCAAAATGTTAGAGATGCTTACAAGAATAACACTACTAAATTGTCAGAGGAAAAAAGACAAAGACCCTTTACTATAGAAGAGGCTTTTAGAAGTGACTCAAGATACAGTCCTTTTGATGTTGAAAGAATATATCAACAAATGGATTACAATGAAGAAGCTGAAGGGTTAATTGTTAGGGGAGACTTCGTGTGGGCTGGAGGATTAAAAGATACAGTTGTTCAGTGGAACCCTAGTTCACAGGGAAAGTGGAGAATATCATGGTTGCCACCTGAAGAGAGAAGAAATAATATAAAGGTAATATATAAAAAAAAGCAACCTGGAAATAAATTAGAAATGGTAGCTGGGTGTGACCCTTATGACCATGACACAACTACTGACGGTAGAAGATCTGATGCTGCTTGTTATGTTTACAAGAAGTTTAGCATGATGGATGATTTTTCAAATCAGTTTGTGTGTGAATATATAGCTAGACCTCCTAAAGCAGAAATGTTTTATGAAGATGTACTGAAAACTTGTGTGTATTATGGGTGCCCTATACTTATAGAAAATAACAAGGTAGGTATAATAAAATACTTTGAGAGACGAGGTTACTATGAATATTTGATGGATAGACCAGAATCTACACATACAGACAGTAGCAGAAAGCAAAAAACAAAAGGTATACCTTCTACTGGTGTTGCAGTTTTAAATGCTCAAACAGAAGCTGTAGCTAGTTATGTTTATGATTACATAGGTTTAAATAGTGAAACAGGAGAAATGGGTAGATGTTATTTTAATAGATTGTTAGATGATTGGAGTAGATTTGAACCAGATAATAGAACTAAATATGATGCTACAGTTGCTTCCAGCTTAGCTCTTTTAGGATCACAAAAACACGTAAGAAAAAAGGAAGTGAAAAAAATAAGTCTTAACTTTGTAAAAAGATATAGGAATATAGGATTAATGTCTAAGAAAATATAAATGAAAACTCAATTTGAAACAATAGGGGGATACCCTACAATATTTGCGACCAACGAAGAAAAATTAACCAATGAATATGGTTTGCAATATTTTAAAAGGATGTATCACGACTGGAAAGGCAGCACAGACCTAAGCTATCAAGACAGGAAAAGAAGCTTTGAAAAATTAAGATCTTATGCTGAAGGAACTCAAAGCGTTGCTAAATATAAAGATTTGCTAGACGTTGAGGGCGATTCTTCATATATGAATATAGACTGGACTCCAGTATCTATAGTGCCTAAATTTGTAGATGTAGTTTGTGGAGGTATGGTTAATCAAGAATTTATGATCAGAGCTAATGCTATTGACACATTGTCTATAGATAAAAGAAAAGAGGATGCTAGAGAGCTTTTTGCTGATATGATGACAGCAGAGCTTAGAAGTTTTATGACTAAAAAAACTGGAGTAGATTACAATAGAAAAGGATTTGTTCCTCAAGACATGGAGGAGTTAGAATTATTCATGCAAATGAATTATAAACAAGCCCAAGAAATATCTTTAGAAAATGGTATAGAGTATGTTTTGCAACAAAATGACTTTGATGAATTAAAGAAGAGATTGGTTAGAGACTTAGTTGTTATTGGAACAGCTGCTGTAAAAACATATATAGACTCTGCATACGGAGTAAGAATAAAATATGTTAATCCTAGTAATTTAGTAACATCATATTCAGAATCCCCAGATTACAAAAATATACAGCACGCTGGAGAGGTATATACTATAAGTATAGCTGAACTGAAAAGAATGGCTGGAGATCAGTTTACTGAAGAACAGTATAAAGAGATGGCTGAAAAGTACGGAAAGAAACAAGATGAAGATACTTTATTTGGAAGAGGTTATCATAGACACACATCATACTCAAATGATTATGATAAGTTTTCTGTTCAAATAATGGACGCTGAATTTATATCTACTCACCAGCTTAATTACGAGAAAAAAGAAAATGCTTTTGGAGGATTCTCAGTTAGAAAACGTAAAGGTAATTATAAAGCTCCTAAAAAATCAAAGCATAAAAGAGAACAGATTAGCAACACAGTGAAGGTTGTTTACAGTGGTAAATACATAGTGGGTTCTGATTACATTTTTGATTACGGACTTGCTAGAAATATGTCTAGACCTAAAAATGATTTATCAGAAACAAAACTATCTTATACAGTGTATTCTCCAAATTTACACAAGATGCGTAACGTATCTTTAGTTCAAAGAATGGTGCCTTTTGCTGACCAGATACAATTAGCTCACTTAAAAATGCAGCAGGTAATGGCTAAAGCTAGACCAAAGGGAGCTGCTTTTGAAATAGGTGCTTTAGAAAATGTATCTAAAGGAGACGGAGGTACGTTCACACCACTAGAGCTACAGGAAATATACGATCAAACTGGTAATATATATTATAGAAGAATGGATGATGAGGGTAATGCAACAAATGCTGTGCCTATTCAAGAGCTTGAGAATGGTATCGGTAGAGATATGGTTCAGTTGATACAGATATATCAGCATAATCTAAATATGATACGTGATGTGACAGGTGTTAATGAAGCTAGAGACGGTGCTAAACCATCTAGTGAAGCACTTGTAGGTATTCAAAAAATGCAGTTAATGGCTTCTAATAATGCTACTAGAGCTATAAACGATGGGTATCTAAAGATAGTTAAAGACACTGGAACTTCCATATGTTTAAAATTACAAGACATAGTAGAATATAACAAACCAGTAAAAGGATATATAAAAGCTATTGGAGAATCTGTAATGAAAAATATTACAGTTAATAAGAACATATCTATACATGAGTTTGGTATATCCATAGATGTAGAACCAGATGTAGAAGATAAAGCTGTATTAGAACAGGCTATACAAGTTTCACTAGCTCAAAAAGAATTAAGACTAGAAGATGCTATAGCTATAAGAGATGTTAGCAATGTTAAATTAGCAAATAGAATGCTCGTTCTAAGAAGAAAGAAATATCAGGCTGAACAGATGATGATAGCTCAACAGCAAATACAAGCCAACTCACAACAGCAACAGCAATCAGCAGCTATGACAGCTCAATTAAAAGAAAGAGAAATGCAGATGCAGGCTCAGATAGATGCGAAGATGAAAGAGATGGACTCACAGTTTGAAATGCAGAAAATGCAGATGGAGTTTCAGATGAAGAATCAGTTTGAAGATGCATCGCATCAAAGAAGAATGAGAGAGATACAAATGTCTAACTCTGGAAAAATAGAAGCTGGTAAAGCTCAAGGTAGATCTAGAGAGAAGACGGTGGCTAAAAGTGCACACTTCCAATCTAAAATGATTGAACAAAGAAAGGGGACTGAAGGCCCTATACAGGATCCAGACATGATGTTGGGATTTTAAAAAAAAAGTAGAAATATTTGATTTGTGTATATAAATGATTATTTTTGCAAATAGTAATAATTTAATTTAATATAATATGAAAGATAAAATGGGTGAAATCTTTGCTGAACAGTTTGGCGGAGAAGTGGTTCCTAGTGATAATTCAGCTCAAGAAGCTATGGTTGTAGATTTAACTACTCCAAGTTCAGAACCAGCAGAACAGTCACAAACGGAAACCCCAGTAGAAAATGAATCTAGTGAAAATTCTACAACAGAACCTGTAAAGGAGGAAACTCCAGCAGAGACTGTAGTAGAAACACAAGATACTAACAATCGTTCTTTAAATAATGAATCTAATGATCAGTCTTTTTCGGAGGATGAAATCAGAGATAATCTTGACAAGACTCGAAAGGAGTTTTTAAGGTTTGTAAACGATCAGTTTGAAACAAGCTTTGACTCTATGGATTCTCTAAAGACTACTTTACGTGGACAAAAAACATCTTTTGCTAACGAACAGATAGAGAAGATGAACACTTTTGTAAACGAAACAGGTAGAACTATTGCTGATTACATCAGAACGCAAGCTATTGATTATTCTAAAATGTCCAATGAGGATGTTATGAGGTTGAGTATGAAACAAAACAATCCCGAATTAACAATGGATGAAGTTAATGTTTTAATGGAGTCTAAATACAAATTGAGCAAAGATAAGAATAGCGAAGCGGATCAAACTCTAGGGAAGATTGAAATGAAGAAAGACGTTTCTAAAGCTAGGAAAGAGCTTATAGATATTCAAAACAAGTACAAAATGCCTATTGAAGAAAAAGGAATGAGTGCTGAGCAAGAAGAATCTATAAGGTCAGAATGGGTTGAGAACATGTCCAGTGAGGTTGATGATGTTGAGTCTATAACATTTGACATTAACGACAACGGAGAGCAGTTTACTTTTGAATTAAATGATAATCATAGAAATGATTTGATGGAGTCTAACTCCAACTTAAATGGTTACTTTGATAGATATGTTGATGATGAAGGAGGCTGGGACTTTGATAAACTCAATATGGATATGATTATATTAAACAACTTTCAAGACATTGTAAGAAGTGTAGCCAATCAATACAGATCCAAAGGTACCGAGCAGGTAGTTAGAGATATAAAAAATCCTTCGTTTAATAACGAAGCTAGACAAGCTACAGGAAATGAAAAGTCAGTTCAACAAACAATAGAGGATATTATTTTTGGAGAGAACGAGGGTTTAAGAATTGGATAAATAATAAATAAATAATTTAAAAAAATAATAAAATGGCTACAGTAAGTTTAGGCTCTGGTATGGTTTTAACACCAAATGCTGCTCAAGTTGCTACTTCATCGAACTATGTTAGTTCTATAACAACTACTTCAGGAGAGTTGCATAAGCGTGACGTATCAGAGAATTTAATAAAAAGATATGGAGATCAAGGTATTACTGGTCTTCTAGAGTTAATGGGATCGAAAGCTCCTGTTTCTC